GCCGCCAACCAGTCAACAAGCTGTTCATTCTGTGAATAGCCTTCAAGGCCGCTTTCATCGAAGAATGCATGAAAAATCTCGTGCCGCCCGACCTCATTGAACCGTAGCGCCCTCTCGTAGTCTGTTGCCTCGCTGTCCAGCATGTCGGCTTTCGGTCGGAGCGAGATTTCATGAAGATACCGTCTTTCAGCCCCGTCCCTTTCAGTGCGGTGCATTTCATCATCAATCGTGATGTGATATTTTGCGCCTAAGATGTCAACCGATTCCTGCATGCAGCAGATTCACCCCCCTATCATCAGCCACCCCGGACAGATACGGTCTTGCTGTTTCTACCAACAGTTTATTGGTTGCCCCGGCATCCCCCGCCGCCGCATACACCGCCGACCATTCCTTAGCGCTTCCGGCCAGTTCGGACGGAGAAGCGTAGGAAATAGACTCGGAGCCGGAATTTCTGGACGTGATAACGCCGGTTGTGCCGGCCATGACACCCACTTGTGTGGACGTTCCGGAGGCGGCAGACAAGGCCTGCTGTTCTGCAAGTCCTATCTGATACAATGCCTCTGACACGGCACACACGGCCTTCTGTACCTTTGCGGCGGCCCGCTCATTTGCCGGCAGTCCGTCCACAAGCCGGTCAAAGGTTATGGTGTCTATAAAGTCGCTGGCACGTTCGGAGAGGCGTGGGAAGTCGGCCTCTGGTATCATGCTGCCGTAGTACCGTTCTTTGTAAAACTCATAATCCGTGTAGGCCATCACTCCACCGCCTTCCGTCTTGTCCTCTTTACTTTTGTCCCGCTGTCACCAGAGGACAGCGCAGCGGGGGTTATTCCCCCAGAGAGGCACCGGAGGCAGCGCTGATCTTGATGTTGGCGATTGCGTCAATGAACTCCGCAAACAGCTTCATTCCCATGAGTGCGTGAGTATCTCCGCTGACACGGCCATATACGCCTTCCTTGTGGATTCCGATCAGATTGGTTTCACCGTTGCCTGTGGTATAGCTTAATCCCAGTTCTTCAAAATCTGCGTCTCCGGGGTCAATGTAGTAGAGAACGATGTTATCTGCCGGAATTGCCAGGACGGTGCCCTCCGGGATTTCAGACGAGATGACAACCGTAGTAGCTCCAAGAAAATTCTTGAAGTATTCGATTCCATTCTGCGTCTGAATGGTAATCTCTGCCGCTCCCAGATATTTGCCAACGTCAATCGTATTTACAAACACAACGATATTGGTATAATCCCGGCGCATTTTCTTAAATTTGTCCTTTACCAGAGTGACCGCCATAGACACGGCCATCTGGAAAGTTGCATAGGAGCCGGTCAGGGTCCCGGTCTGTGCAAAGGTATAGAACCGGTCAAGGACCTTGTTCTGAAGCTCCACAAGAAAGGCATCATCCGTTTTCTGTACAGCAATCGGAGCGCCATACTTCGCCACGGCCTCTGCCGTCACCCTCTTACGGAATTTTTCAAGCTCCAAATCCTCGTAAGCTACAGGAGTAACGGTCGCCTGGGATAACGGAACCTCATCACCTTCCGGTACGTTTCCGTCCTGCAATTCCACAGTTGCCTTGCTGGAAACCAGCTTTGTTCCGGGCTGTTTTCTGATTGGACGCATGATTCCCATAATTTCCCGGAGTGCGTCCCAATTCTGTTCAAACCGGGTAATAAAATCAACTTCCTTCGCCTCAAGTTTAATTTGGGCTGTGGTAGTTGTATTTTCAATTACTGCCATAATTTGTTATCCTTTCCTGAATAATGAGATATTCTCGGCAATCTTGGCCTGCCTCTCTGACGGGTCCTTAATCGCCATAATATCTGCCTTTGTCATGCTTCCGGGCGGTGTCTGCTGCCCTCTCGGAGCCGTAAACCTCGCCGCGTTCTGCTGCGCCTGCTGCTGTGCTTCGTCCACAAATGCAGAGGCGTCCTTTTCTTTCATTTGGGAGATCAGGTCATTCAGTCCTAAGATTTTGCCGTCCTTTAGCTTCAGTCCGGCATCCTTGATATCTGCCATGACGGCCTTTTTGGCCGCCTCGCTGGAAAACTTCACGCTATCCAGGGCCATTTTTAGAGCGTCCGCAAAGTCCCTCTCATAGAGTTTTGCGTCCCGGTCCTTCTCGGCGTCCTCGGCCTTCTTTTTGTACTCTGCAAGTTGTGCCTGTACCTGTGCTGGGTTGATTCCCTCAAAGCCCTTTAAGGTTTCCTCTGCGGCCTCGGCCTTTTCTTTCCAGGTATCCCGGTCAGATTCCAATTTAGAAATCGCCTTGTTGTGTTCGGCGGTGTTTTTGTAGTGCTCTGACAGGGCCTTCTTGACGTCCGCCTGTTTGTCTGCGGGAATCTCAATCCCAAATGCTTTCAAGGTATCAATAAGTTTCTGCATAGTTATCCTCCTGGTCGTGTTTATTGACCTGCCGCCGCAGGTATGGATTAAGCCGGATTGACCTCCGGCGGGGTAGTTGGCAAGGTTGGAATCGAACCAACATATTAGGCATACTATAGCCGCGGAGATTTGCGCTCCTTTTCGTTTCGGTTGGCTCCCTACTCCGGCTCTACCATTAAGCTACTCGCCATCATGAAATGCCTATATTTTGCGATTTTCGCTTAGATTGTCACGTCGTTTGTGCCGCTTACACTGTCGCTTCCAGTAGCCGTTCTCACACAAATGCAGTTTTCAGCGAACATTTTTATTCTTTGTGGGGAGTCTGCCACGCCCACATCAGCCGGGAGCGAACCGGCAACTGACACACAGACGGAATTGAACCGCATTTTAAACCTTCCGCTAAGGCTGTGTGTCACTAAGAAAGAAGGTCAGAATATAGAAAAAGCCAGGCACGCCGCATTTCTGTGGTATGTCTGGCTCTGCGTCAAGCGTCTGGCTCTACTTATATTTTTAATTCAGGCGCATCAGAAAGACGCGCTTCCCCTTTTTTAAAATCCATTACAAAGTTATTTTTACAGATCGGGCAGAACACCGGAAATCTTACTGCAACGGTATCCGATCTGATTTTCGTTCGGGTTTTATTGTGGCAGATTGGGCAATATACCCAGTTGTCTTTTACCATATCATTCTCCTTTTAAAAGCATTGATACCGCAGGAAGCGCTTCACATTTGTTCCTGTCTATGTTTACATTCAGTGCCGTTTGGTCTTGCCTTATGCCGCGCCTAATTCTCAATGCTTTGTGCAATTATATTTTATCATAAATTAAAGAATAAAGTGGTGACACATATAAGGCCAAAGCGGCAGGTTTCCCCGCCGCCCTTTCATCACATCATATTTCGTAATTTGTCCACATACCGCTTAATGGTCTCCCGTTCCTCCCTGCAGTCTGCATCTTTTGACATTTCTCCTAACTCCTGTGTCAACATTTCCATGTGATCCTCAAGTGCCTCAATCATACGCTTTTTGCAGTCCTCTGTTTTTCCACCGGATCGGTATGACTGTTTATCAGACATATAATCATCATAAGGATCCCGGCCGTCCGCACGGCTGTAGTGTCCTCTCACATAATGCTGACCGCGATTCGCATACGAAGAATTCTGGCCGTAGTCCTGCATCATGCGGCCATTTGCACGGCTATATCGATCGCGGCCGTCCCGGCGCTCACTGTAGTTTCCGCCCTCATTAGAATATCCACGTTCGCTGTAACCGCCCTGCATCTCATCAAGAACAGCGTCATAATATTCACACTTCTTATCCCAGTACTTCATGTTTTCCAGATCCTTCATGATGTCGATGATTTTAAAAAGGCTATCCAGGCCTCCAGTCGTCAATTCGGATCGCTCCGCTTTGTCCAGAATCTTTCCGGTCTCGATTTCAAGGCGCTCACAAAGTCTTTCTTTTTCTCTTTCCTTCATTCCCAAGTCCCGCACCTCCTTATGCTACCCGGACAGCCATAATGTTTGCGTTATCGACGCTTACAGCCGCTGTTCCGGTATTCTGGACAGTTATGGTCTGGCAGCACGCGCCGCCGCAACAGCTCCGTGGCACATCTGCATAGTGCTGCGTGGAAACATTAAAAAATGCGTCTGTTGCTCCCGGAGTTGCACGCATAATGGATCCATACATAGCCTCTCCCTGCAGTGCGAGTCCAAGAGAAACCTCTCCCGCCGTCCCTCCGGCCGGTACTGCGATATTCCCGGAGAAGGTCACAAGATATCTTCCAGGCTGGGTAAGGACTACCTGCCCACTTCCGTCTCTCCACTGTTCTGCACAACCGCTTTTCACGGCCTTGTTGTTAAAAAGCACGTCCTGTCCAGGCGCTACGGTCTGGATCGTTCCAGTCAATTCAATCATCATTTTCTCCTCTCATATCGCAAAAAGACAGGCCGCACGAAGCAAACCTGCCTTCCTGCGTAATAACGACTATCCGCCGAACATTCCCGTTATGGGAAAGATACTCCGATATGAAATTTTAGCACCCACAGGGGGCACAGGCGTTTCCGCAACCGTTACCCCACACTCCATTAAACTGACCACATCCATTTGTCGGGAATGTCACAGGAGTGTTGGGCTGCAATACAACCGCATTGACCGGGTAGTCTCTGCCAAGTCTACGGATAAGTTCTGCGGTCTGGGCTTCCTGGCTGGCAGCAAAAACAGCATTCTGCGCCGCCTGGCTTGCCTGCAACTGCAACGCCTGAATCTGGGCCGCCTGCTCTGCAATCTTCTCGTTCTTTGCATCAATCTTTTCCTGACACAGATAATCAAGAATAGACCGGAACCCGTTGTTCTGATTATCAATAACGTCACGAGTGTGCATGCTCATTTGATTTGTAATGTCGCATGTACTCTTTGCCATTTCGTACCGCACATCCTGGATAGATGCTCGAATATCGCAACAGCACTGTGCAAGCTGTGCGCCAAGGTTAGAGATCAGCAACTGCATATTGCTAAACCCGCCATTGACCGCGTTTGTCAGTGCATATGTAGCGTCACAGATACCCTGCTGAATTGCATTGATGCCGCTCTGCAGATTGTTCATGGCGAAGCCATCATTGATGTCGGCGCGGGTTGCGTATCCCTGGAATCCAGGATTATTTGCACCGCCTCCGCCGTAACCGCCGAAGCCTCCATTTCCCCAACCGCAGAAAGCGAAAAGAAACAGGATAATTAAAAACCACGCGCCATCGCCGCCCCAGCCGAAGCCTCCGCCATTATTGCCGGTGTTTGCAGGCTGAACAGGCATAGTCATAGGTATTCCACCCGAATCCATCATAATTACCTCCGAAAAATTTTATTTATACTAAATCTGCGCAGATTTTTGTATCATTTACCATTTGACCCGGGGAATTTTCCCAGGAGCTGCCGAAACTGTGTTGCCTGTCCTTGCAGGACATTGTACTGTTCCTGGGTCATTTGACCAGAATTAAGCAGTTTTTGTACTTCCTCCTGCGGATTTCCCTTGAATCCGTTTGCAAATTCTATAAACTGCTGAATCATGCGGAACGGCCCCCCTGCGCCCGCATTTCCTATATTGGCGCCCATTGCCTGAAAAATAGGATTACTCATTAGCATCTCCTCCCTTAACTCTTGATTTATTTGTTGCCGCCGCTGGCTTTCTGGTATCCTCGGGAACCAAAGTAGAAGCATGAAAGCTGTCCAACTTGTTCATTATCTCTGCGTATTTGTCCTGTAAAGCGTCATATTCTTTCCGAGTGACATATTTATTGTCTAAGTCTTCCGGAATGCTCTGCGCGGCTCGTGGCGCCCCCTGCGGCATATTCTGTTGAGCATTTCTTTCTTTATAATCAAATATCCTTAATGGAAGCGGCATACCAGAGCTATCCGTTGATTTTAGGTAAAAAACTTGGCTCTCACTGTCCATCAGAAGAACCGTCGTGTTCGGCGCTACCAGGTAAGAACGTGCTGCTGCCTCCCCCTGCACCCATAAAAGCCCTTGATTAGTCTGGGGAGGATGTGCTGCCTGTTGTATTTGTGGCAATTGGTATTGCTGTGCCTGTAACTGCGCCAAACGATCCATAGGAGGTTGTACCTGCGGCATGGCTGTCTGATAATATTGACTATAATAATTGGGATTTACAAAAGGCTGCGGCATATCTGCTCCTCCATTCTTTTTTCTGTCTATATTTTCGCATAAAAATAAGGCGCATACCATTTCAGATATGCGCCAGAATAATCTCTCTAAAGTGTCACAAAACTCTCAATATTTTTCTTTTCATATTTTTATTGATCCGGTTCACCGTGGAAAGGCTGCAATTCATGCGTTCCGAGCATTCTTCCAATGGAACCTCTTTATTTCTCAAATCAAACAAACATTCCTCTCGCGGTGTCAGATTTGCGTTTCTCTTAATATATTCTATCTCTGCACCGACAAAATCAGGTATTCTCAATCAAGCACCTCTATTTCTGCTTAATTCTGGTCCCCTTTGATTTCTTCTTGCTGGATTTCTTGCGTTTCCGCGCTGCTACTTTCGCCATTAAAAATTCCTCCTGCATTGTCTCCGCCGACATAATTGGCGTTTCCATCGCCCGCTCCGCTGTCAACAACCACAGTATCAAACTGGCTCCATTGATATATATGATATATGTTAGTTGCGGCCAGGAGCACCACTAAAATAGCGATAAGGATCCACTGCAGTTTGATTACCGCTTTCACTTCGTGCAAAAGCTCTGACGCTAAATTCTCATGCTGCTCGGCAATTTTTTCTTCTAGCTCAT